GGACGTGCCGTTTTTGAGGCACACGCCGCCGCCGGCAATCGCCGTGTTGGATGCGGTCATGTAGGGAACGCCATCGTTGAGCGTGTCGTTCCGTACCATCTCGCGCGCGAAGATCGTGGAAAGGTGGTACACGACGCCGGCAACGTCCTTGATGCAAGGCCAGCAGACCTTGGAGAACTTCGAGGTATAGCCGTTCGTGGCCTTCCATGCGATCGCCTCTTCGGCCGTGTCGGTTGCCGATGCCGCTGCGGGAATGTCGGCAAGCACGAACCCAAGGAAATGCTCGTTGATGGCCTGCGCCTTAGCGACAAGCTCGCCGTACACGGCCGCATTCTCAGACCAACCGGGCGCAATCAAGACGTTCGGGATTACGTTTTCGAGCGGATAGAGATCGTCAACCGCCGGAATTGCTGCGGTGACAACCTGAGCGGTTACGGCTTCGAGGTTCACACGGCGATAGGTGACGGTCTTCGCGCCCGTCGCGCCGGTTGCCCTGATGGTGATAACGTCGGTTGCCCAGTCGAAGCTAGCGGAAACGTTCGCCGCCGTGATCCCGGTGACGGCGATGGTATTGATAATTGCAAGATCGTCAGTGATCGTGCCGATGCCGTCCTTAAAGGTAACTTCCACTTCGGTATCGGATTGCGCCTTGTGCGTGTCCGGGTCAAGGACGTTGATGCAGTACAGTCCTCCGACGTTGCCGGTCGAAGCGCCCAGGAACGCTTGCATGACCTCGCAAAGCGTGTACTTCTCCCAATCGGCGCTGTAGCCGTAACGGCTCTTAGCGGAAACGTCGGGCAATGCGATCGGCTTGCCAACCAGGCCGGTGTAATCCGAAAGCAGGTTGACCGGCAACGTGCCGATTGCCACGACGGCTGTAGACGCCTCGTCGGCGCTGGCAATAACGGCATCCTTCATGATGCCGTATGTGCCATGTTGATAATCTGCCATGGTTTCATCTCCTTATAACATGTTCCTGAATCTCTTGTTTGAATGCGGCGCGCGCAAGAGCTTGAAATCAACCGTGCCCATCCAGTACGGGTACAGATCGGGTATCTCTTTCTCGATCTCGTAGAAACCGAACTTGACGCCGGTTTCAAGATCGACGGTGCTTCCCGCGATCGTCTCTGCCGATTCGACGGCAGAAACCATGACGCCGAGCCCGTTGAGCAGGCTTCGCCATCCCTCGTTATCGCGGACGAACTGGCCTTCTTCGAAATGCCCCGGTGCCCAGATTGTGAGCACGAGCCGAATCGCAATCTCACGGCTGTTCTTCGTGAGCACGTCATTGCCCCCGGAAAACTGGACGGCGATGCTCGGTGCGTGGCTCTTGCCCTCCGGCATGCGCTCTGCCGGTGGAACGAGCGATTTGAAAACGTACGGGTGAGCGCGCTCGACCTCAATACCCTCCACGGCCCCATCGGCCGGGGGAACGAGGTATTCGAGATCGGGCGCGATATGATCTTCAACCCATGCGGCAACGCCGTCAAGCGTCGCTGTCAACATCTGCGCGGCTACCATCATCGAGTCCTTTGCAACGCGATTTCGCTTATCCCTGCACGGTCTTCCCACGAAATGACAGTCCAATCGTGAACGCCCACCATGAGCGCGTCACCGGGCTTGCGAATCGCCGGCAAATCCTCGGTGCGCGCGTACATGACAACGGCATCGAGCCCCAGCGCGAACTGCGTGTGGCCGGAAAGCTCGCCGAGCCGATCGGAATCCCATTGAACCTTGATCTGCTTTCCCTCGACCGTCGCGATCTCCGCGAAATCGTCAAGGTCTAGAACCACGTCGATATCGGATTCGATCGTATCTTTAAGCGTTGGCATCGCTTTCCTCCAAGGCTTCGATGATCTCGCCGACCTTGGCGCGCGGGGAAACGTCCAGGCCGCGCGCCATGGCCTCACGCAAGAGATCGTCTTTCTTCATGTGCGCGTAATCTGCTGAACCGGGCGCGATTTCAGCGGTTTCCGCTGATTTCTGCGCAGGTGCGGCAGATTTGCGCGCTTCGGGAACCGGCGCGGCTACGGGCTCCGCTGTGCCGTCCAAAATGAACGCCGCTTCTGCAGCGGCGTCGAAGAAATCGGTTTCGGTTCCGGCGTCGAAGCGCCCCAGATGCCTTAGCAATCGGATCATCTCGGCACCTCCGCTGTGAGCTCCGGCGGTTCATCGCCGTCATCATCGGCGTCCGCTTCGGCCTCTTCGGCCTCGGCGCGCTCGTACTCGTCAATGCGCGCCTGCAGCTCTTTCTTGTTGCCCTGCGCGGAAAGCCCGAGCTCTCGGCAACGCTCCTGCAGCTCTGCCCTAGACGGCTCCTTTGCCTCGGCGGGAACGCGCACGCCTTCATCCTCGGCGTCGGGCTCGCCGGCTTCGCCGGCACCGACGCGCTTAGCGACGCCGGCAGCGATCAAGCGCTCTTCTGCTTCGAGCGAAAGCCCGTCAAGCTCGCCGCCAAGACCGATGATGTGGCGTCCCCTGATTACCTTGCCTTTTGCAACGATTAGCATGACGCCTCCTTTCCGGTGCTATGCCAGCGCCTTGACAACGCGCCAAGAATCGAGCGCGTACGGATGCGGCAGCGGCGCGCTCTTCATTTCGATGCGCTTCTGATCGTTCTTCTTTTCGGCCAGGATGCGCGGAACCATCTCGGCGGCGTAGGTATGGTATTCGTCATCGTCTTCCATCTGAGTGATGGAACCGAACTTGGTAGCGCCGAAGCCCGTGCGCGGGATGGCAAGCGCGTACTTCGGGGAAATGAAGCTTACTTCGCTGCCGTTGATCTTTGCCTTGGCGTTGTAGGTGTACACGTTGCACAGCTTGCCGCCGAAGTTGATCGCGCCCAGGAAACCGACGCCGGGGATTTGCTCGACGCTCGGATCGATGCGGCCGAAATTGGCGTTCGCAACATCGAGCATCTTTAGCATCTGCGTATCGGTGAGGAACACCGACACGAGCTCAGCGCCCAGGACGATATCGATATCGCCATACTCGGCGTCGATATCGTTGACCATAGCCGAAAGCTGCTCGTAGATGGAAACGCCGGAACCGTCCCAGTATTCGGGATTGTTGCTTCCGTCCAGGAACGTCATAAGGTTACCGAAGGACGAATCGTAATACTGGAAACGAACCTTGTCGTTCGCGTTGATCGCGCAATCGACGTAGCCGTTCACGAGGATTTGGCCGCACATCCATTCCTGCGTACGCTGAATGGCTTTCTGCAGGAACACGAGATCGTCAGCGAGGTACTTCTTTGCGCGCTCTTCGGGCGTTACCTCGTCATAGAGCGTTTCGCCGATGCCCTTCTTTTGGAGCTGCGCGATGCTCATATCACGTGCCGGGTTGACGAACGCCGGCATAAGCTTTTCGCCGGTGTAGCCTTCGCGCTCCATCAGCTTCGCTCCGGAATACGGGATTACGAACGGCGCGCAAAGATTGCCCTCGTCGGTGCGCTCGATATAGACTTCCGGCGTCTTGAATATATCGCGCGGAGTCGTGGGGAAAAAGCGCGTGCGGAGGAACGAGCCGGGAATGCGCGCCATGCGCACAACCTCGATAAGGTTGTTTGTGCGATAGATTTCTAGCATTTTCTCTTCCTTTCCTTAGAGCAGGTAAATGCCGTTGCCCTGGGCACCCAGGACGTACGCAACCGTGCTAATGTCAAGGCTGTTGGTGGTCTTGACCTTGGTGACGTTGAACGCACCGGAAACGTATGCGTCAACGGTCACGTTCGCGTTCGTGGTATCGGCGTCGTGATCCGCCGAGATGATCGCCACGATATCGCCGGTAATGGTCGCGGCAGGCGATCCGCTCTTCTCGCCGGCAACGTAGAGCGTGCCGGAATGGTTGATGACGGCCATGCCGCGCTTCAAAGCAACCTGCGGATTCGTGATGGTGATGGAGCGATGCAGCACGGGATAGCCGACCGCAAGCTCAAGATTGTCGGCGTCGATGGTGTACGCCTCTGTGTTAAGCAGTTCAGTTGCCATGTTGGTTTCCTTACCTTTCGATTCTTTCTTTCATCAGCGCAACAACGTCGTTGATATCGTCGCTCGCGTCATCCGCATCGTCGGTGACGTTCGCGGCAACGCTTGCGCTCTTGGATGCGGCCACGTCTGCGCGCGCCTTATCCATGTAGCCCGTGCGCTCTGCCTCTTCTGCCCTCATAGCGGCAAGAGCAAGCTGCTCAGCGCTGATCGGCTCGGTGAACAGTGCGGCGCGCACCATGGCATCAGGTACCTTCGCGGCAATATCCAGGATGCCGGCGATACGCTCGCGCTCTGCGAGCACGCCGCGCTGGTATGCCGCCTCAACATCGTCGGGCTCTTCGTCGGATTCCTCTTGCTCGCCGTCTTCGGGCTCTTCGCTAGCTTCGCCGCCTTCTGCCTGCGCATCGTCGGCCTCGGCCTCGCCTTCGCCCTCTTCTACGGGCTCGCCTTCGGTGTCCTCGATTTCCTCGGCCTCGACCTCGGCTGTTTCCTCGGCCTCGTCCCTGATCTCATCGATCTCCATTGATTCACCTCCCTCGCCGCTCGCAAGCCTGCTGTTCTCGTAAGCTTCCCGCATGGCTGCGAGACGGTCAGCGTCCATGGCCATGAGGTCAACGAAGCCGCATGCGCTCGCCGCGATGCCGGTAACGGCACTGTTGGCCTGCGCAATGTCGGCCGCGCTTTCGGTGATCTTGTCGATGAAGCCGTATTCGACGGCCTGCCGCGCGTTGAGAGTGGTGTTCTCTTCCATGAGCGCGTAAATCTCGGCGTCGGTCATGCCGGTCTTTGCCCGATACGCCTCCATGATGTTTTCGTCAATGCTTTCCATCGCGTGCATGGTCTGCCGCATGTCGTTATGGTTTCCCGATGCATACCCGATGCAGTTGTGCATAAAGAACGTGCCCATGGGTGAAATCGAATTCTTGGTTGCGCATGCGATCACGCTCGCCGCGCTCGCGGCCTGACCGACCACATGGCATTCGATGCTGCCGGGATATGTCCGGATGGCCTCGTAAATCTCGGCGGCAGCGGAAACGTAGCCGCCAGGGCTGTTGATCTCCACGATCACATCGCCTTCGGCTGCGGCAAGCTGCTCCTTAAAGGCGTCCGGAGACGTGTAAGGTATCCTCAGCCAGTTGTAAATCCACGCATCGGCGCTGTTGATGATGCTTCCGTTAACCTTGATTCTGGTCATCTTGTCTCTCCAATCCTTGATCGACGCGCAATTCGCGCTCGGTAGCTAGCTGCTCGATGTTCTCGGCGTAGTCGCTGCCGTTCATGGCTAGCGCCTCGCGTTCCCCGGTGGAAAGTCCGGCTGCCATCTTCGCGACGGCTGCGTTTACCTCAACCGTCGGATTGAGCTGCCCAGGTGCCGGCCCCGTCCAGGACGCGCCGCACCACGCCGCGCGCGTGTACTCGTCCGCGAAGAAACCGGGCATGTCAACGAGTCCCTTCGATACCGCCTCGGCAAGCCACATCTCATAGACGGGCTGGCAGAAATCGGCGGCGAACCAATCGCGATTGAGCGAAAAGAAGTTCCACGCTTCGAGCAACGCGCCGCGCGATGCGCTGTAGCTCGCCGTGAACTTCATCAAAAGCAGCTCTGCCGGGACGTTGAGCGCCGCGCCGATCTGCTTGGCCATAGCATCGGTGAACCCGTCAAAGTTCGTGTTCGGCCGCTTCGCATCCACGACCTGAACAGACTCGCCCGGTTTGAGAAAGCCCATGTTCCCGTTTCCAAGTGCGAGCTCGTCATCGGATATGGGATCGTCACCCTCCGGATAGCCCCCGTCCGGATTGATCGCGCTTTCATCGCCGAAGTCTGGCATGCCGCCATCCTCGGACGTGATGAAGACAGAAAAAAGGCCGTTGATAACGGCCGCCATGATCTCTGCTTCTGTGTACCGAGTGAGCTGCTTTATGCTCTCGATGACCGGCGCAAGATACGGAACCCCCCGGTACTGCGTCGGGCGTATCGCGTTGAACACGTGCAGCACGTTCGGATTGCCCGTCTCGCTGCCGCGCGCCGGAACGCGCACCCATTCACGGTTTGCAATCTGATCTCGGTAGCCCGTAACGAAATGGTAGGCCACGACGCGCCCCTGGGCGTCGATCTCTATGCCGTTGCGGATGCGGTTCCCGCTCTCGGCGCACGTCTGATCAATGCCGGCCGTGCCGGAAAGACCGCCAGGATTGCAGCAAAGATCGCCCTCCACGAGCCGCACGCACAGATCGATTGGATGCCCGTTGTCGATATAGGCAGGCAATCCGAAGAACTCGCCACCGAGAAGCCACGTGAGAACGCCGATCTGCTGCAGCTCATAGAAATTGTTCTGGCCGGTTACGTCGCAATCCTTCGATTCGGCCCACATGTTGAACTTGAACTTAACATCTGCCGCTATCTCGTCGGCGCGCTCCTTGGTTATGCCTAACCGACGCCATGCGATCTTAGGTGAAACACGCAGGCCCGATCCGATGATGTGAACCAGGTTGCGGTTTACCGCGCTCGTGGCAACCGGCGAAGTGTAGTACAGGCTACGGCTGCGCTCGCGAAGCGTCTTCAAGTTCGCATCAATGTCCTGTTGCGGCGATGCGCTTGCGTAGTCCCATCCCTTCATAGACGCCTTCGAGCGCGAAGCGCCGCCGGATGAATAGCCGTAGGCTATGATCGCACCGGTTGCGGCGTCGGCGCGCGCTGCTGCGAGCCGATCCATTGCTCGGCGCTTCCCCGCAGCGGGGCTTATGGCGTTGACCGCCCTATCGATGATGTTCATTTCGCTCCTAACCGATCGGAACAACGCGCTTGAAGCGCCGGCGCGTCGTGCCGTTCGTTTCGAGTGCTTCAATGTCTGCTTCGAGCTCTTTCCGGAACAGGCGAAGCTGTTTCAGATCGGCGCGCGTCACAGTGCGCGATCCGAGCGAATAGCTCTGGCCAGAAAGCACCTTTAGAATCGCCTCGTCAACCGCTTCGAGCTGTTCGCGGTACTTTGCAAGCCGCTCATCGTCGTAGCTCATACGCTAAACCCCCTGCTAACCTTTCGCCGGCCCTTCGTGCGCGGCTTCGGCGCGCCATCGCCGCGCCGTGCGCGCTCCAATGCAGCCATGTCTGGATCGAGCGCGTTAAACGCCGCAAGAGCGTAGTTCCGGCAATCGAGCGCTTCGTTCCGGCGATGGCCGGGTAATTTCTTCCAAACCCATTTCTCAGACGAATCCAAGATCATCCGCTCGCTCGCCAGCCCGTCAAAGAAACTCTCGTCATAGCCACGTTCCTTGTTCGATGGAAAGTGGCAGTACCGAGCTCCGGGAACGCGCACGGTTAGCGCGGTCATGATCTTTTCCTTGCCGGCGTCAACGCCGATCGAGTAGAGCCAAGCAACCGCCTTGCGCGTCCGTCCCCATGCGTCTGTAACGGAGATTGCCTGCTTGCTTGGCGGCGATGTGAACGGTACGCCCTCGCCGCCACGGCCCTTGATGGCGAACACGCGCTTTCCCATGCGCGCCGCGCACTCGCGGTACACGACCTGCGTGTGATGGCCGCCGGAGTCGATGAACGTAAGGCTGATTTTCAGCACTTTTCCGTCGTTATAATGCCATACGCGATCTATAACGCCGTCAAGTTGACGCCACACGTTAGGCGATGTTTCAGAATCGGGCTCGTCGGGACGCCCCCAAAGCACGCCGCGCTGTATGCCCCAAGTCTCATCGAAGAGCCCGTGCCCAACCACTTCGTATTCGAGCCGGTTATCTTGCGTGTCTACTCCACACGTAAGGCACAAAACGCCGTCTGGCAGCTCTGCGGTGTACTCTTCGCGCGCTTCTGCGAGCTTGTCAACGTCGGCGATTTCGCCCCGTTCCTCCCATAACTGCCCGAATAGCGTGTTGAAAACGGTCTTGAGCTTTCGCGAATCGTCACCCGCTTCGAGGAACCGACGGATTACGTGTTCCCATGAAACCCATGGGCTCGAAAATGCGTTGATCCAGAACGATCGTGTTCCCGATTCTATCGCGTCGGGATTCTTCGCGATCCACTTGTGGTCAGTGTCACGCATTTCCTTTTCGCTCGACATTGCGCCGCATTCAGGGCAGCAATACGAAATATCGCCGATTATGAACCGCTCATGGCTACCCTCCACGATCCTTTGATGCTCGAAACGTATGTTGTCGAAGGTTATGAAACGGTACTCTCCGCAATGCGGACACTTCGCAGACCAGTATTCCTGCGTTCCGTTCATAAACTCAGCCTCAATTGTCGATGCGCCGCGCACTGTCGGCGTGCTTACCATCACAACCTTTGAGTTGTAAAACGTTGCGGTACGGGCTTCGAGCAGACCAGCCGGATTGCCCTCGCCGCCGGCGTCCTTGGCCCAACGGTCGATCTCGTCACCGAACACGTAGCGCGCCGGAACCGATGCCAGGTTCGCAGGGCTGTTGCTGCCCGTCATGGTCAGCATGCCGCCCGGAAACCGCTTCTTTAGCGTCGTGTTCGCCGCGCTTCGCCCCATCGCCGTCGCAACCTTGCGCTTGAGCGGCGCGCAATCGCGGATCGCAGGCGCAAGGCGACGCTTGCTG